TTGGGAATATCTTTCTTATGTACATAGAAGAGTACATCGTTGCGTCCACCCTCTCCTGCAGAATCAGGTAATGTTGTGAACTCTCTAGCATATTTCACCCTAAACCCTTCATTGTGAAAAAACTTTTCAAAGTCCTCTACGTTTTCTTTTCCTACTATGGTTCCTTCCCATACTGCTATCTGTTTAAAGTTATTAATGTTCATCACTCCACCTCGCTTTCTTCTGAACAAGCATCGCAGTAGTGAACCTCGTCATCCATTCCATCTTCTGTCCAGCGAAAATCTTCGATTAAGGTCTTAGTTGTTTCTTTCCAACAATAGAAACCATCATCATCCCCGTAGTTTCTATATCTTATCTCCATGTCAATCTTGATTGACTCGTTGCATCCCGTGCCGTCGCATCCGTACTCTTGTTGTGGTGTGTACATCGCCATGTTTGTTTCCTCTCTTTATTTATTATACGCTTAAGTTTAATTAAAGTTCCAAGCTTTTTAACTTCTTAGAATTTTTTCTTAGTACCTCAAATTCATCTGACAATAGTACCTCTGCAATTCTCTTTCTTTTTTGTAGGCAGTTTATATCGTCATATAGATTTGCCAAATCTTTCTCTTTAGTTGTCTTGTTGTCGTTTGTGCTTTTTACTCTCTTAATCTCCTTGAATACATCCCTTATTTCTTTTCTAGCATACTGTTGAACCACCCTCAAAGCAAACTGTATTGTGTTATATCTTTCGAGTTTTGTCATAATCTATGCCCCTTTCTTTTATTTTATGTTGTTCAATTCTTTT